TTTTCATATGCGAATAAAAAGATTTTACATCAAGCGGGTATCTCTTTCTGTTCGTGAACATCATACCATCATCACCTCCTGCAATAAGACAGAAACTGGAAAAGACCATTTCTGGATCAACCCCTTTCTCTGCTGCTTCCTCGTAACCGCAGAAGTTATGAGCAATTTCATTAAAACAACAATTTCCTGCATCAGTATCATACCCCCCTGAGTGCATTAAACCTCTAAACTTGACATCATACAATGGGTATTTAACAAACATCTTATGTATAGATCTTAATGTAATGTCAAGTTTGTTGCCACCAATAGATTCAGATAGATCCGACAACAATCTTCTAGACATACAAAGAAGTCTATCAGACTGTGTTAAGTCAAAATTCTTATAATCAATTGTGACAACATGAGAATCTTGCGCTCTTGTCAAGCCAATTCTATTCAATGCTCTATTGATTTCTTTGGTGGCCGCAAAGCTGGCTAGATTGTAACCAAAACCATAACCCAAAGAATGTTTTGTGATCATGAATCTTGTTCTACCAAAAGCCATTCTCAAAGCCACAACAATATCAGCTGGATGAGCAACAATACCTCTAGTGTTGACTTGTTCAATCTTTGCATCTTTGACCATTTCATCTTTCAAGTAAAGAATACCATAATTATCCTCCAACGACATATTTTTGTTAACTTGCTTGTAGAAGAACTCAATTCTTTGTCTGAAATCCTCATCAACGTGCAAACCTTCACCATCTTTTGGTAATGTCACAAGTGAACGTTTACCCCCTTTTTCAACAAATTCATTGACACAAACATAAGGCCAACCTGCACTTGTAGAAGTATTTAAGGGTCTCATTATACGTAAAGGACATCCATCAACAAACATTAAACCCAAAATAGCTTCATTGACAGTTAAATCTCTTTCAGGGATGGTAACCATTTTTGCGCATTTAATGCACGGGGCTTCTAAAACACCATCATAACGATAATTATCAAACGATTTTAAATAAGCTAATTCAAGGTGTCTTTCTTGTTCAAGTGTCAATTCCTTTTCAACTCTCGATGCTGCCCTATTCAATTTAGTCTGGTAAGGACAAAATCCTCTAGCACGTGGGTCAAAACTGGTTAGGATAGCTCGATTCCTCTTGGTAATCTTCTTTGGCGAAAGTGATTCCCAGGGAGCTA